GAATTAATTTGATCTCGGGGTGGGTAGGTTGTCTCCTTCATCCTACTCACCCCGAATCTCAAAGGGAGCGTAGCTATGACAACACGAATAGCGATGACCAGTTTGATTACGCTCGTGCGTGGATTGATCAACGACCCGGCTGGGGTTGGAGCACAATTCACAGACGAGGATATCCAGCAGAACTTGGACGATCATCGCGAGTACATCCTAAACGAAGAGCTCGACCCGCTCCCCCAACCAGACGAAACTACATACCTAAAGTGGCAATCTTCCCGTAAGCATTGGGAAAGCGATGTGATCTTTGTCGATCCTGCTGGCACTGCACTTGTGCCCGATACCGCAAATTACATCAACGGATATTTCACGTTTGCAAGCCATTGTGATCAGGTTTACGCCAACGGATTCTGTTATGACGTTTATGCCGCTTGTGCGATGTTGCTGATGACTTGGGCGGGCAGAATTGAGCAGGACATTACAAAGTTCAGCGCAGACGGCTCGAGCTACGAGTTCGCCGGACAGAAGGACAGTAAGCTGGCGATGGCTTCGGAGTACGCGAAGAAGTCGAAGGCTTACGGCTCGGTGCGCTCGATTGGAATGGTGAGGAATGACCACACTACTAACTAACGACAACTTGGCAAAGATGAAAAATGCCCAAGCGCAGAACCTTCCCGAAACGGCCTACATTCAAGGCTTGAGCACTACCAACAGCGCAAGCGGTTGGAGCGAGAGCTGGACTACAAAGGCAACGGTGAACGCTCGATTGGGCGAGCCGAAAGGCGAAATGGAAAAGAGCATCGCGGCTACGATCACGAGTAAGCGCGTCTGGACGATCACACTCCCGGCTGACACAGCACTCGAGGACACAGATCAGATTCAGATCAACAGCGTGAACTACCGCGTGCATTGGTCGAACAAAGGCAAATCAAATATCACAGCCTTACGGGTTGTGGTGACGGAGGCATAGATGGATTTTGAACAGATTGTTAATGGCGTACCTTTGATCTTCGTGGTCATGGGATTGGTGGAGCTACTCAAGCTCTTCGGCTTGCAAGGAAAGATCCTGACAGCCGGAAGCTTCGTAGTCGGCTTGGTCTTGGGCGTGCTTTATCAGATCAGCATGGGAATGCCGGTTGGCTTTGCAGGCTGGTTTGGCGCGGCCGTTTTTGGATTGGCATTGGGCTTGGTGGCGAGTAAGGTTTATGACGCCATCCGGAGCGCGGCGAAGATCGGATAAGGTGACGCGATGACAACAGACCAGATCATCGCATTGGTCTTGGGCGTGCTTGGTGCTGGTGGTATCGGCGGTGCAATTGTGGCCGCGATTGCCAACCGCAAGAAAGCTGGAGCGGAAGCGGAACTGATAAGAGCCGAAGCGAAGAAGGTTGTCGCCGAAGCTACGAGCGTTCTGCAGGAAGCTTACGAAACGCGCATCAAGAATTTGACGGTCAGGACAACCTACCTCGAAACAAGGCTTGACGCAACAACCGCCGAGTTGAGAGAGTTGCGCTGTTCGCTGACGGACAGGGAATCAGTGATCTCGAGATTGCAAAAAGAAAACGCGGAGCTCAAGAGCGAAGTCGAAACTTTGCGAAAACAGGTGAAGAACCGCGATTCTCGCATTGTAGAGCTCGAGCGCCGAGTGACCGATCTTTCCAAAAGGCTCAACCTTTTGGACGAGGGAAACGAATGTTTACCACAAGCGTAAAGATACGAGCCAACCGCATTCCGCGCATCTACAGAAGCTACAAGAAGAGCGTGGCTTACCTCGTCAATCTCACCGCCGAGAACATGGTGCATGAAGCCAAGCACCTGTGCCCGGTGAGGACTGGTTACTTGCGGAGCACGATCAGCGCGAAGGTTACGCCGTCGAAAGCGGAAGTCGGAGCTACAGCCCCTTACGCTGGCTATGTTGAATTTGGCACGTGGAAAATGGGAGCTCAACCTTATCTGCGTCCATCATTTGACTTTTGGGCGCCGTTCTTCAAAAAGGAAATGGAGTGGCTGATGGAACGCATGGTGGCAATGTCATGAGCGCGGCAACTTGGATTCACAACGCGCTCACGACAGACGCGACCATCACAGGTAAGGTTGGCAACCGAGTTTACCGCGACAGTGCACCGGAAGGAACAGCGTTTCCTTTCGTTGTTTACCAGCTTATCGACAGTCTGCCTGTCCACAACGCGTTCAAAGATGAACTTTTGCAGAACGAACGCTGGCAGATCCGGGTGGTGGACGTAGGGCATGACTACACCGATCTCGACACGATAAGCGACCAGGTCGAAACGCTCTTGCACAAGAAGAGTGCGAGTGGCGTGCTAAGTAGCTACTTCGAGATGAAGGTTGTCCAGACCGAGCTTGACAAGGGCAAGACTTACAAATCGGTGATATTGGATTTTCGGGTGCAAACCCAGTAAAGGAAAAGGAACATGGGATTACCAGCAACAGTATTTCAAGGCGTTCAAATCGGGGTTGAAAGCACACCCGGAACGCCTGTGGCCGCCAACAAGAAACTGTTGGCTACAAGTATGATCCCCAGCCCGAAGGTGGAAACGAAACCTTTCCGGGCGATGGGTAACAAGTATGCCAGTTTCGCCACACTCAATAAAGAGTGGGCTGGCTTGAGCATTCAAGGTGCGCCGACATACAACGAAATCGTGTACCTCTTGAGCTCGCTCCTGCACTATGCCGCGCCTGTTCAGCAAGGTGCAACCGCCGCCTACAAGTGGACTTTCGTGTCGAACACATCCGCGTCTGATGTAGGCAAGACCTTCACCATCGAACAAGGTGACGCAAACAGTGCTTGGCGCGTAGCTGGTGCGAAGATCAGCGGATTGACATTCAACTTCTCGCGCAACGAAGTGATCGTCAGCGGTAATGGCGTGGGCTTCGCATTCGAAACCGGACAAACGCTCACCGCTGCGCCCACCTCGCTCAGTCCTGTTCCGATCCTGCCGACACAGGTGAAGTTTTACATGGCTGACACACAGGCCGGTTTAGCTGGGGCAACCGCTTTGGCAAACTCGTTCTCGATGGAGTATTCGCTGACAGACAAGTTCGGCTTGGCTTGGGCGATGGGGCAAAACCCGGAAGCAGTCGAAGGTGAGCCAACCGCAAGCGGACGCATTGTCGTGGCAACCGACACCGCTGGCATGGGCTTGATCACTACTCTGCGAAACGCGGCTACCAAGTGGTTCAGGATTGAAGCGACAGGCGGCCTGATTGCCACACCTTACAACCACAAGCTCACGATTGACTTCCCGGCGCAGATTGACAACGTGAACGACCCGAGTGATCTCGACAACGTTTACACCGTTGAGTTTGGCTTATTGCCAATCCACGACGCGACATGGGGCAAGTCCTTGAACATCGAGGTAATCACAAACGTAAGCGCACTGTAGTTCATGCAAGGAGAGTAGATGAAACTAAGGGATTTGACGAAAGAAACCAAGAAGCTGGAAGTCACCTACAAGACTTCCAGCGGTGATTTTGTGATCAACCTTGAATATCGCCCACAGGCGGTTACTGTGGCGTTTCTTGACGAGATCAACGATCTACTGCCAATCGACCGGCTGACATACCAGATGGAAAAGCTGGTGGTGAGCTGGGATCTGCAGGACGACAACGACAAGATCATTCCGATCACACAGAAGGCGTTGGCAGAACACGAAGTGCCAATCTACCTGCTCAACACGATCATCGAAGCAATCACCGCTGACCGTCTGCTCTTTACCGCCGAAGCAAAAAAAGACTAACGGCGTGGCTCTGCGCGCCCGAAGTTTACGAGATACCGCCCGAAGCAGAGATTGAGATTTACGAGTTATTCAAAATCTCGATGGAGTTGAAGATACCGGTGTGGGAGTTGATCAAGCAACCAGCGTGTGTTAATGCTATTATAGGAAGGCACAGACTCAACCTCGTTTGTGGAAGAAGTACACGGAACGATTTGATTGCCATCTGAATCAAATTGTCTCCTCAAAACCTCGAAATTACTTTTATGTAACTTTTCTTTAAATCCAGTTTTGAAAATAAAAGTGATTAATCCTGGATCAGGTTGTCCATTCTCATTATACCCTCCAATTATTGCCTTTTCGACAATGCTTTCGAATACTAAACGATCAAACTTATCCAATATAGGTTGTTTTTCAAGTGTTGACCGAAAACTTTGAATCCGTGATCTAAGCTCGTCCTGTTGATCCCTGGTTGCGGATAAGTCATTTAGTGTTAAGTTAAGTGATTCGATGTTGCTATCTATCTCATACAACTTTTTGCTGAAAGACTCTTCATCTATTGTTCCTTCAAGTCGCAAATCTATCAGTTTGCTCTTCTTATGATCTGCTGTTAGCAAATCCTTTTCAAGTTTTCTAATGGTTTTTTCCACGTTTTCTTCCGAGAGAGTTTCTTCGGTCAATGTGAGAAATTCATCAACAATGGTTTTATCGTTTCCACAAAGAAGCTTGTATGCCTCAAGGAAAGCATTCTCAATAATGCTCTCTTCAATACCTTTGCTTTCTGGACAAAATCTCTTTCCTTTTTTGGTAGCTAATGTGCATTGCCAAATAATCTTTTTATGCCTTGCACCTGTATGCCAGCTTCTCCTGTTTAGATTTGTATTACAAAAGCCACATTGTAACATGCTGCTAAAAGCATACTTACGGCTGTATTTCTCACGTTTCCCATCAGTATTGAGTCGTCGAGGGTGACCTCGTCTTGCAAGGATTTCCTGAGCTTGTGAAAAGACTTCTTCTGAAACAATTGATTCGTGATGGTCTTTAATATAGTATTTATCCTGTTCTCCAAAATTCTCCAGACGTCGCTTAGATATTGGGTCTACGGTAAATGTTTTTCCGAGGAGCAGATCCCCCTTATATTTTTCGTTTTTTATGATGTTGATTACAGTGGATGGGGGCCACTTCGTATGTCCTCTTTTGGTTTTGTAACCAAGGTTTTCAAGTTCATTTCCTATAATGGTGCATCCTGCACCTTCGATATACCGCTGAAAAATGTACCGTACAATTTTGGCTTCTTCCTCATTTACCGTCAGGGTTTTATCCTCTGGATGATAGTCATAACCCAGACAACCCTGGAAACCGACCATCTCACCACGCTGCATTTTCATATGGAGACCTTTTTTTACGTTCGCTGAAATGTTTTCGACTTCCTGCTGTGCAACCGAGCTCAAAATAACCAACAGCAATTCGCCATCCATGGTAAGTGTATTGATGTTTTCCTCTTCAAAAAAGACAGCAATATTCTTTTCTTTCAGCATACGGACATAGCGCAACGTGTCAAGTGTGTTTCTGGCGAAGCGAGAGATAGACTTGGTGATAATCATATCTATTTCGCCATTCATACAATCATTAATAAGCCGTTGAAAATCCTCCCTGTTTTTAATCTGTGTTCCTGTGATAGCCTCGTCAGCATAAATACCAGAAAAGACCCATTCGCTTTTGGATTTGATAAACTCAGTGTAATGTTGAACCTGTGATTTGTAGCTGCTGAGCTGATCCTCACTGTCTGTGCTTACACGACAATAAGCGGCTACACGTAGTCGTTCAATTTCCTGACCATGCCCTCGACGAGGAGCGGTAGTGCCTTGTCCTTTAATAATTTCAACTGTTTTCATAATCACTTTCCTCACTGTGTGTACTAACCATAGTATATTTTACATCACATTGAGGGATTGATTGAATCGATAGCTCAGAAATTACATTGAATTTTTCCATCAGCTTTATTCTGACTTTATCATATTCAGATTGTGTGATTAATTTATTGCTAAGAAGGCGACTCAACATAGCTAATTGAAGGCTGTATCTAATAAGGGGATTTGCTCCTTTTGGTTCAGATTTCTCTATATGGGTATTCATTTCAATAGATTTGCTTCAGTTATGATTTTAAAACGGACAACGGCTTGGACTAACCGCGAGATTAGCTGAGCTTCTATTTCCGGATCTGTTATCATGATTAAGAAACCTTCTTCATCTCTGACATTTCGTCTGGATAAGTATGCTATGTATGGATTGAAATGGACGATAACTTGATCCATTGCAGTCGGGTCCCCCTGTACGGCACAGATAATCACTGGGTATGGAATCAATCTGTTTGTTGGTGTAGGATCGTCTTCAAATGTCCGGACAGTCATGAGCGATTTTTTCCAAATCATGCTTAAGTTTTTCTAAAGCAGAAGCCCGCCAGTTCTGGATAGTACTTCTCGGAATCTTTGTTATCTCGCTGATTTTTCGATCATTGAGACCATCAAAATAATATAAATTGATGATCTGCTGTAAATGTTCAGGTAGGTTTTCGATTACGGCTTTTAAAAGCTCGTTACTTATCCATAATTCATTAATTCGATATTCGGACAAAATATCTATAGGGTCAGGATTGATGAACAGATACTCTTCATCAAGAGCTAGATCTGAAAAATTGAGAATTCTTTTTTTTCGTCTGTTTAGCGCTTTGTGAGCATTAATCGCTTCGTTCTTTAATGTTCGTTTGCAATAAGAATCGAACGCGTAACAGACACCTAATTCAAAGGATTCAGGGATCATGTCATCTCCTTTCGCTTCTTAAAACAGTGCTCAAAGAAAATTTGCCAATGTGGATAAGCTCGAGAAAAACATTAAAAAAAGCTCTGCTTTCATCAAAGCAGAGCTTTTCCTTGTGTCGATATCAATGGTTTTCTATTCCTAGATCAGGCTTATCATGAGAAGCCCGTGAAAACTAAAACCTACTAAACGACTTTGGGATGTATAGGTTTCATGGTTGTATCTGATTGTTATGGAGTGTTGCATTATCTCAATTTACATAATTGACATTAATTCCGCATTAAGTGTAATAACCAATCTTCTCTAATTTGGTAAAATTAATATGTGTTGGATTTAATGAGTGGAGAAGTAAATGCGGATTTTACTCGTTGATGATGAAGAAGATTTCTCTGATTCTTTATCTGAAGGCTTGAGAAATGAAGGCTATGTTGTAGACATCGCTATAAATGGTGAAGAGGCCTTGTTTTTGTATGACTTGTATCCATACGATCTCATACTATTAGACCTAAATTTACCAGATACAGATGGTTTAATTCTTTGCGATAAATTCAGAAGTATTAATCCCAAGGTGTTGATTTGTATTTTGTCAGCACGTGGAGAAGTGTTTGAGAAGATTGAGGGGTTGGATCAGGGTGCAGATGATTATCTTTCCAAACCTATCCATTTCGAAGAATTATTAGCGCGTATCAGAGCTCTTTGTCGTAGAAATCTAAATGTCAGAAGCCCTATGGTGGAGGTCGGTCAACTGTCAATTGATACCAACCTTCGATTGGTTTATATGGATGATTCAGAGATCAAGCTAACTGCCAAAGAGTACAGTCTGTTGGAATATTTGACACAAAATATCGGCAGGGTGGTTGCTGCAGAAGAACTGATTTTACACATTTGGGGAGAACAAGATGCTTTGTTTTCAAATTCTGTGCGGACACAAATCAGTTACCTTAGAACCAAACTAAAAGAAGCCGGAGTCACTAATCCTGTAATTACAACGACTGTTAATGTTGGATATACCCTGATAGTTGAATAAAATGCGGTTTAATTTAATGCGGATTTAACATCCTTTCCGATAGAATTGAAAGGAGTTTTATATGGTAAAAGAATCTACTTCTCAGGTTAAGAATATTATTGCAAAATTTCCATTACGATGGCAACTAATTTTATTGATATTTTTTGTTTTTCTTATTCAAGGGACAATCTTTTTTGTATCAATATCTGCATTAATTCAATCATCAGTTTTCTTTAAGGTTCCGGTGATGGAAATTACACCGATATCTATTAAAAAACAAGAAAGCGAAGATACAACGAAATCTCCTAATCCCATTGTACCTTTGAACATAGAAAGTATGGAGTCTGAGGCACTAATCAGGCTTCAAACGAGATTACAGAAAATGATTTTTTTCACATTAGTTGGTTCATTGCTAATGGGACTTATTCTTTCATTCTTTTTGAGCAAAAAAATAACAGATCCAATTGAAAAACTCTCTAGGTCCATATCCTTAGGAACAAAAAAAAGTACGGAGAGTTTAAGTAAAGTCATGCCAAGCCAGGAATTATCTGAACTTCATTCAGCTATCATGCTTAGTTTAAGCAGGTTCGAGAATCAACTTGAGAAACAGAACCAGTTTATGCTTGATGTTGCTCATGAATTTCGAACTCCTGTAGCTTCAATTCGCATGAAGATTGATGTTGTTAAAAAGAAGACAAATCTTACTCCAGAAGATTGTTACTCTCTTTGCGCAACTATTGATCGCTCTGCGGTTCGATTGGAACAATTAATTGACAAGCTTAAATGCTTGTCATCAGATTACAGCGTAATTGTTCCATCGATGGTAAATATCAAAACCCTCGTAGAAGAAAGCGTCGAACTTTTGTTGCCGCTTTCCAAAGAAAAAAGTGTTGAAGTCAAAAACATGACTGAATCAGAGCATATTTTGAACACGGAAGTGCTGTTCCTCCAAACTATCATCACAAACATTATTGAAAATTCAATTATGTATAACAAACATGGAGGCCAAGTTGTTATTTCATCTAATCAATCAGAAGAAGGTTGTGAAATTTTGGTTGTGGATAATGGTATCGGAATAGATAAGGAGGATATTGGGAAGATATTTAATCGCTTTTATCGAGTCGACAAATCCAGATCGAGACAAACCGGAGGGTCCGGGTTAGGTTTGCCAATTGTTAAAACACTGTTAAATCAAATAGGGGGACGGATTTCCATGAGCAGTATATTAGGTGAGGGTACTGAGGTTAAGTTGTTTATCCCCAATTACCAGGAAGACTTTCCAGATGCAAGAAAGGAATTAAAGAGACATGAAGAACTATAAATTTTTACTTTTTTTTCGGATGATATTAGTTGTTGCTTTTATTATCTGTTGTTTCCTTGAGCCTGTTTATGGCTATGGTGTAGACGAAGTAGAAAAAGACGCTATTGAGATCCCGCAAGTTTGCAACGTTTTGTTAGAGCCCTTACAAACTGGTAAAAGTACTTCTAGAATTCTTAGTGTGAAATGTGGTACTAACTTCAATTTGCATGATTTTGGAACGAACGCCTATTTTCTCGCACACTTTTATGATGATGTCAACTATAGGAATATCCTGATTAGCTACTATGGTACAGAAATGTGCTCATCCAGCATCAGTTATGGGGTGTCTCAGGTATCATCGTCAATTGATAATCGAATTAGCTCCGGCGCCGGTTATTCAGGTTGTAACTATATTTATGTATATGACCTAGCCAACTATACTGGCGATTCTACTTCTTGCTTCGCAAACTGCAGTAGCTTCGGCTCATTAAATGACAGAGTATCCTCTTGGAGGATTACCAATTAATGAAAAATGCTATCTTAAAGAATTTTAGTGTTTATTTTTACAATTATTAAACTCAACCCGATTGCTTGCAACAAGCAATAGCAATCGGGTTGATGATGAGTTGGGTAGGTCGTCAAAAATGTCCATCCATCGGCATTTACGTCAACCGACATCATCATTGGCGTCGTTGTTGTTATAAAAACCAAAGGTATTGATTGGTTGTAGGACAAGCTTTTTTAATACACGAATTATTAACGGATATACACAAGTAAATCTCATCAGAATTGAAAATTGATTTAAATTATCTTGCGTGCTTGTTGCAATTCAAGGTGAAACAACCCTAATCATCAACTACAAAAGGAGATTAACCATGTCAGACATTAAAGATTCTTTGGGAAATGAAAACCGTGTTCTTTCTTATTTATTGTTACTTTGTCTTATAGGATTGGTAGCAATTAACTTGGTGTTAGGATCAAAAATTATAAAGATTCAACAAAGTATCAGTACTATTGAATTGAAAATAAAAGACCTCGCTTCTGGAGACAGCCAAGTTCCTGTCAATCAAGGGCTTCCGTACACTGGCAAATTAGAAGTTAGTACTGCTCAAATCTATGGTGAATTAGAAAACCCGGAAGTGCTTATTGTGGAATTTTTGGATTATGAATGTCCATATTGTGCTCAGGCTAATATGATGATAGGGGAATTACTTAAATCTATTCCTGGAAAAATAATTGTTGTTAGATTTGATTATCCATTGCCTTTTCACGAAAATGCATTTGATGCGTCATTATTTGCCAATTGCGTGAGTGAACAGGGGCTTGTGGATTATAAAAGTATTTCTACATATCTGTTTGAGAACCAAAGTGCATTGGATAGAGATTCACTCTTATCTTCAGCAGCAACTCTAAATTTAGATGTTGAGGAAATTAGAAAATGTATAGATTCGCGGGAAGCCAGCGATAGGATCGAAAAAAGTATACGGATTGGAGAAGATATAGGCATAAAGGGTACCCCAGCTTTCTTAATTTCAAATACTTTTGAGATAATGAATAGCTCGATAGTACTCGAGGGAGAACTAATATATTTAAGCCAATTATCGGGACGTATCAAAGAGATGATAGGTAATTAGCAATTCGAAATGATACATTTAAAGTTTTGGTTTTCGGTCATTCATGTTGTGGATTGAAAAACAATGGCATTGATATAACATAAATATATTTACTTTTCACAAACCGAATGTTGTGAATGTTTTATAGGGCCAAACCATGCCATTCTTTGGACTATTTCTTCGTTAGATTTCCACTATCTAATTCAAATGTTGCTTTAGATCCTCTGTAATTAGTTTGGAAGGAATCTTATCATTCTTAACTTAGCCGTAGCCTATTTCTAATTTGTTTCAAGAAGCAAAATCTTTTCTATGAATATGCCAAGCTTTAGGCTGTGTGGGAGCGTAAATTCCTTGAAGAAGGAAAATTCAATATATATCTGTGTTATCAGGAGAAGATAAATAAATATGATAAAACAGCTTACTTGTAGACAAGCTTTTGTTAAACAAGAACCTATAACTTATTAAAAATATCAGAAAGTTATGGTTGTGTAATCAGTAAAATTACTGGACTTGTTTCAGTAATTTTACTGATGTAAAATGCTACAAAATGATCTATAGTAAGAATGGATTTTAAGATTTAGAGAAAGGAAACAAAATGAAAACCATCAGAATTGTCGTGTTAGCCATTTTGGCATTAACGTTAGTTGGCGGAGCTGCTGTTTTTGCAGCGGCACCAGAGAAGCCAATGTCAGATCGTGCTGGATATCCTTGTCCTAATTGTGTAGGTACACAATATGGCTGGTATTGTATTAGTGCTAACTGGATGAGGCATGATTATAATAGTCAAGTAGGAGATATAAACTATTTCAAACGAAATTGTGTCTGGTCTCACTATGCCGATTGTACCGTTAATTGTGTTTGTGCTCCTGCTGGATATCCAGATTATTGTGGCAATTGGTAAATGTCGTTGAAAAACCCCAAAAAATATATGAACCTAATACATGGAAAAATGCAGGGGGAATATCTGTAAAACACAACTTAAACAAATAACTTTTCCAGCTTGCTGCTTTTATCTTTTCAGGCAAGCTGGAATTATTTTCCTAAGCTTTAAACATAGAAAACTCTGATGGATAATTAGACATCAATAAATTTCCACTAATTTTATCTAGTTATTGTTGACGTATTAAATATTTATTCTTGCAAATCTATTCGTGATAAAGAATATGCTATATCATCAGGCAATTCAGAGTAGAAAAAAAGGAACACATCTTCAGTAGTAACACGAAAACTACCATCCTTAAAACCAGTTTCCTCAACAGATCTGGTCAGCCTGCCGCTGTTTAGATCAATGAAATGTCGTCTCACTTCATCGGTAAACGGTTTATTAGAAAAACCCTCACCGCCTTGAACTTCGCTCATATCATATTTCATTTCTATGACAAAAAAAGAGGCGTCGTTTTCTTGAATAAACCAAGCTTTTGGTTGACAATATCCTGAAAAACTTGGTGTTTTCTTACATAATGTAAAAGCTTGGGCAAGCCCCCCTACATAGCCAGCCACTTCGTTATTGCCGGTTAGCAATCGATATACCTCTGTCGTTTTGCAGTTCCGCTCAACCTGAATTACTTGCTTGTTGATTTCATCGGAGATATTGCACCATTGATTCTCAGGTATTCTCCCGTCATAATATTTTTTAGCAGTAATTTGTCCCTGGTTGTAAAGAAGGTCATAACGCAGATCTACGGAACTTCCTCCCTCAATCAAGTGCACAAGCACTTCTTCTTTTGTTCGTTGTCCGTTAATCAGGACAAAATTATGAAGCCAACCGTCCTGTCGGGCAAAAAGGCACTCTTCAAGATCGCCTAATGCCCGAAGAATTTCCATGATCTGGTTTTCATCCGTGATCGGGTTACTCTCATCATATTCCCAGGGGGTTTCCAGAGCCAGTTTACAATCCTCAGTGGGTTCAGTGGGTAATGTTTCTTTATTTAGAAGCGTGTCTGTGAACGCGGGGAGTTCTGTTGCCATGACAGACTCGACGTTCGGGACAGGAAGCTGAGCTTGCTCCGGAGTCGGGACAGGCGTAGGTAAGCTGGTATTGCAGCCAAAGAGCAGGGTGGCTGTCAGAATAAAAGATAAAAACAAACTTACTTTTGATATTTTTTTGTTCGTCAGAGTTTCTAAGATATGCATATTTACCTCTTATAGCAGGGCTAAAAAATCCTGTGCATCATTCCTTCGCGACCGAGAAAATATTTTGTTTCAATGATCTGAAAAAGCCAAGGCTGATCAACAGACAAATCCAGATCATCCAATACAAGACAGAGGTTGGCACCGGTATAGTTCGCACTGGAAGACTGCCAAGATAAGCAACATGATGGGATGGCAAAAATTTCACCCAGGAAGGCGGTCCGCTAAGAGAATTTCCAATTAAGGAAACAAAAACAAACGTAAAGCCTCCTATCAGTCCGAACAGGGAACGAGAGGTGAACAGGGTAATGACTGTTGCAAACAAACCGCAGGTGAATAGTGCCAGAAAGATCAGCAATAAGGTTTGAGCAAACAGATCAAGGGGTGTTATGTATGCTTCTTCTGTACCTGCAGCAAAAAGATTTGCTGGCACGCCAGACATGAAACGATTAAAAAAAGTTTGTTCAGAATAATCCAAGCTCCAACCATGCGAAAGTCCGCCAACCAAAACGATCGGTGCAATGAAAAGGACCATATAAACGACTGTCAGTGTGAGCAAGGTTAGTATTTTACTTAGCCACCATTGA